AAACTACCAAAATCTGTTTCTGATCCAAGTGGCGTAAACTTACCTTTGAAACTTATTGTGACACCAGGCAAAGTATTTGCTTCTTCGTCTGGTAATATTTGATTACATTGAACATAATTATCGCCGTTGCCAAGTTCTATTGGACCAGTTGTACAAAATGGCACGCTTGAACCTAAATTCGGTGATGCGTTTAATGTAGTAGATTCGTGTTGATAGATAAAACCGCTTGAATCTCCAGCAATCGGAAAGTCAAATACGCCTTGGTCTATCCAACATCCTCTGTCTAAAGATCCTATAGCCCATGTGTTTTCTCTATAGTTCCAAATAACATATTTATTTGGTAAATACTGACTTTCACCAACTGGAAACCCCCACCACAATTCGTTGAAGTTTGAGTTGTGTCCACCCCAGCAAGCCTTTCTGCCTGGTACATTAAGATTATCATACACAAAATCATGCACATCACATGGTATTTCTCTGACTGCACCATCATAAATAAAAAATGAGTTTTCACCCATCCAAGATAAAAAGTTACCTGTTGCAACAACTGATCTTCTGCTTACTGCTTTACAGTTTGAACCTGCTGTTGCAATACCATAAACAAATGGTGATCCTGTGTAATACATTCTGTTTATACCCGTATCACTAAAAATAATTACATCATTTTGGTATTTGACACCTAGCAAGGCTCTGCCGCCTGTAGGTATTTGTAAATCACCAGCTGTGTTTGTGGGGCTTGATGTCCAAGTATTACGATCTTCTCTGTCAGACCATGCTATTTTTCTTGGATCACCACCTGATCCTATAGCAACTAAATGCCTTTCATTGGTTACAACGATAGCTTGACAGCCAGTAG